GAACTTCACGCTCACCAATCCCGTGACTTGTTTGACGTGTTTTCGTTGGCTATGGGTAACAGAGGTGACTTAGCGCAACTGGTTGCTATTACTACGGCTGGCAAAAAGGGTGACAGCACCGGTGGTGATTCGATTGCTTACACGCTTTACCAGTATGGGCAGAAGGTTGCTCGTGGTGAAATCATTGACCCATCATTTTTGATGGCGTGGTGGGAAGCCCCACCTGAAGCAGATCACACTTTGCCTGAAACTTGGAAGGCAGCAAACCCTGGTTTTGGTGACCTTGTTGCTGAACCTGATTTTGCGTCTGCCGTAAAAAGAACACCAGAGGCTGAGTTTCGCACTAAGCGTTTGAACCAATGGGTGTCTTCAACAACAGCGTGGTTGCCTAATGGTTTGTGGGATGAACTGGTTGATGATTTTGAGTGGGATGAATCAGACGAATACATTCTGGGTTTTGATGGTTCGTTTAGTGGCGATTCAACAGCTATTTGTGCTGTGACTGTTCCGAAGGATGATGAACTTCCTAAAGTGAAACTGGTTGCAACGTGGGAAAAGAATTGGGGTGTTGATGATGATAGTTGGCGTGTGCCGATTGCTGAAGTTGAGGCCACCATTTTTGATTGGGTGAAACGATACCCGTTGGTTCGTGAGATTGCTTGTGACCCGTTTCGTTGGGCGCGAACTATGGAAGCGTTACAGGAACAAGGGTTACCGATTGTTGAATACAACACAGGGTTTTTGAAGTATATGATCCCTGCTACACAAAAAGTGTTTGATGCGGTTGTTGAAAAGAAACTGGTTCACGATGGTAACCCTGCGTTGGCTCGCCATTTGGATAACTGTGTTTTGAAGTCTGATGCTCGTGGTGTTCGTGTAACGAAAGAATCGAACACGTCTAAACGCAAGATTGACAACGCTATCAGTTTTATCATTGCGTTTGATAGAGCCACTAGGGGTAAACTAGATGTTGAGGAACTGACCCCACAGTTTTTTGAATTCTAAGGATGTTATGGTTGCTTTGATTTGTCAGGCTGTCGGCGTAACTTTGGTTTCGTTTGGTGTGGGTTTGTATTCTGCGCCTGCTGGTGTTGTTGTTGCCGGTGTTGGCTTTCTTGTTTTTGGTGTAGCGATTGAGCGTGGCAAATAATGTTGGGTAACCTTTTCGGTGGCGAAAGCCGTGCAATCAATCCGTTAGCTGCGTGGGTCAATGATGAAACCCCGTTGATTGGCACAGAATCTGGTGCGTTTGTTACACAGGATTCATCGCTTGCTGTTTCCACCGTGTTCAGTTGTGTGAACCTGATTAGCTCAACTATTGGTGCGTTGCCTGTGGATGCTTACACCCGTTTCAACGGTAACCGTGTGCCGTTGCGCCCAAAGCCTGAATGGGTTACCAGACCTGACATTGAAAACAGCCGTATCGAACATTATCAATCGGTTATTGTTTCTTTGCTACTTGACGGCAACGCTTTTATTCGTGTGTTCCGTAAAAACGGTGTAATCGTTTCTTTGATTGCACTTGATCCAACTTTGGTTCGCGTGGTTCGTGTTCGCCCTGGTGTTTTGAACTACTTCTACAACGAGCAACAGATTAAAGCCGATGACATTCTGCACATCAAGGATTTGGTTCGCCCAAACCATTTGCGCGGTCTAAGCCGTGTGGACGAACTTAAAGAAGAGATTGGTTTGGCTTCTGCTTTGCGTTCGTTTGCTGCACGTTTCTTTGGTCAGGGTGCTACCGCACAGTTGGCCATTGAAACTAATGGTGCTGCACTAACTCCTGAACAGGCTCGCGGTTTAGCTGATTCGGTTAGCAAACGTCACGGTGGTTACCGTAACGCACACAAAGCAATCGTGGTAAACAATGCCACCATCAAAAAGATTGGCACAGACCCTAGCGAAGCCCAAATGATTGAGGCTAGACGTTTGCAGGTTGAAAACATTTGTGCCATTTTTGGTGTCAGCCCAACCCTTATTGGTGTGACCACACCAGGTGCAATGTCGTATGCGTCTGTTGAACAGAACACTTTGAACTTTGTAAAGTTTTGTTTGCAACCGATTATTCAGAAACTTGAAGAAGCGTATTCAAGCCTGATTGTTTTGGAACAAGGGTTTATCAAGTTTAGTTTGGATGCGTTGCTACGAGCAGATTACGCAACACGTGTGGCTGGTTACTCTAGTGCGTTGCAGGCTGGTTGGATGAGCATTAACGATGTTCGTGCGTTTGAGGATATGCGCCCTGCTGAGGGTGGTGACGTTTACCGTGTGCCGTTGGCTAACGTGAACTTGTCGGCAGCTGACTTGTCTGAGCAGCAAGCCAAAATTGAAATGCTTGGTGCAATGGTTCGTGCCGGCTTTGACCCTAATGAATCGGCTAAGGCTTTGGGCTTGCCAGAGGTTATGCACTTGGGCGTTCCACCTGTCACTCTTCAGGCTGTGAACATTGTTAATCCAGATGATCCACAGGGAGTTTACAACGCATAATGTCTGACGAATCTTTAGAACCAACAGAATCAAAGGCTATGCCTGAGTTGCGTGATGCTGGTGATTGGGAAATGTTGAACGAGCGTCAGCAGGAACAGGCTGAAGACATTGCTGAACTGGCACTAAAGTTTGGAATGTTTGACCAATCAACTGGTGCTAACGGGGCGCATTATGCCCCTGCCGAAAACAACCCTTTTAAAGCTGAGGGTTTGGTTTGCCGTAACTGTGTGTTCTTTGACGCTATCAACAACCAATGTCAGGTTGTTAGTGGTGACATTGAACCAGAGGCCGTTTGTAAACTATGGGTGATTCCAGAAAGTGAAATGGGCGCAGAGCCTGATGAAATGATGAACGAAAACCGTTTTGTTGCTATTGCTGAACAACTGTTGGAAAAAGTGTTTAAGGAAACTCGTGCGTCTAAGCGTGAGATTCGCACACAGGAAATCAACTTTGAGATTCGTGCGTTGGATGAAACCGGTATGCGGTTTAGCGGTTATGCTGCCGTGTTCAACGAGCCGTCACAGGATTTGGGTGGGTTTGTTGAATACATCAAGCCTGGTGCGTTTGCGCGAACTTTGGATACCCGTAACAGAATGATGTTGTTGTGGAATCACGACACATCTGCACCGCTTGCCAGCACCCGTAACGGATCGTTGTCTTTGCGTGAAGATGCTCGTGGTTTGTTTGTTGAAGCAACCCTGCCTGACACTAATCTGGGTCGTGACATTGCTGAACTGGTTCGTTCTGGCACGATTGACGCAATGAGTTTTGGTTTCAAGGTGCAACGGGATTCTTGGAACGATGCAGGTAATGTTCGCACACTTGAAGATGTGTCGCTTTTTGAAATTTCCCTTGTCAGCTACCCTGCGTATGAATCTACGGCTGGCACGGTTGCTGTTCGTAACTATGTTGCTGTTGCCGACAAGACAGAGATTGATGCAACTGTTTTGGCTGACGCTATGAACAACTTTGAGGCTGGCAACACTTTGTCTTCGGATCAGGTTGAGGCCATTACAACTGTGTTGTCTAAACTTGCGCCTGCTGTTGAAGAAGAAAAACCTAACGCAGACTTGTTGGCTTTGAAGAAGAAAAAGTTTGACCTGCTTGTTAAAGACTTACACATTAACTAGCGAACAACTTGTTGCGTTGCTGACAGCTGCGGCTGGGCAACCTGTAACACCTGAACAGGTGCAGTTTTTGTTGGAAACTTTTGTTCCAGATACTAAACAAACCCGTGTGATGCAGCCGTCTGAAACTCGTTAAAACTTTTCCTATAAACTTAACTTAGGTTTGAGTTGGCTCGGCCTAACAACTGTTTGCGTTGGCGCGACAGTAACCCCTAACATCCAAAAAAGTTTCTAAGGAGAAACAATGTCAGATTTCATCAAGAATCAGACTGAGGCTGTTGCCAACCTAGTTGAGCAGGTGCGTGGCGCACTTGATGACGCTGAGGTTCGTGGCGGACTTACTGCTGATGACCAAATCAAGATTGAGCGACTAGAGGCAGACATTGCTTCACGTGACGCTGCAATCGCAACTGCTAAGCGTATGGAATCCCGTGCAGCTGAGGCAACCGATGCAATGGCTGGTTTTGCTATGCCATCAGTCGAAATCCGTGATTTCAACGCTGAGCCTGAACTTCGTTCAATGAACAACGGTGACGGACACGAATACCGCACCCTTGTTTCTGCTTCAGGAACTGGTGTTGTTGGAACTTCGTTCTACAACCAGGTTCTAGAAGTTGCACAGGCTGTTGCACCAATGCTTCAGTATGGTCGTGTAATCAACACCACCGGTGGCGATTCACTTCAGATTCCTGTTCTATCGGCTCTTTCAACTGCTGCAATTTCTGCACAGGGATCGGCTGTAAACAGCTCTGACCCAACCATCACCAACATCACTCTTGGTGCATACAAGTATGGTGTTCTAGTGCCTGTTAGCAAGGAACTTATTGCTGACGCTGCTGTGGACATCAACGCACTTGTTGCACGTGAGGCTGGTAAGGCTCTTGGTTACCAGGTTGGCGCACACCTAACCACCGGAACTGGAACTACCCAGCCATTCGGTATCGTTACTGGTGCAGGTTCTGCTGTTACTTCTGGAACTGCTGGTTTGACTGGTGATGACCTTATCACTCTTCTTTACAGCCTTGACCCAGAGGTTCGTCAGGATGCTTCGTTTGCGTTTATGGCCAGCCCAACCGCTTTGGCTGCTATCCGCAAGCTGAAGGACACCGCAGGCAACTACCTTTGGTCTATTGCTAACGGTCAGGGTTCGCTACTTGGTTACAACCTTGTTGAGAACGTGTCTATGCCAGCGCACACTACTGGTAACAAGTCAATCATTGCTGGTCGTATGACGGACTTTGCTATTCGTCAGGCTGGCGGTGTCAAGGTTGAGGTCAGCGATGACTACGGCTTTGCTAACGATCTTCGTTACTTCAAGGTGACTGGTCGTTTTGACAGCAAGTTGGCTTTGGATTCTTCGGTGAAGTTTATCAAGGTCGCTTAGTCCCCAAAAACTGGTTTCCCCTCGGTGCGCGTAGGCATCGGGGGGTTTCCTTTTATCTATACTTTTGTCTATACATTTCTGTTACCAAAACTTTATAAAAAACTTTTGCGAAATGTCACACAGGATTAAGTTTTTCTGCCATACTAAATACATCAGCAAAGGGCTGGTAGAAAACAAGGGAGAAACAAAATGACCGCTTACGAAATCATCGTTACCGAATACAACAACAAAATCGCTTCAATCGTTGCAGACAACTCATTGACTAGCGCACAGCGTTTTATCAAGCAGGTTGAACTTAAGACCGCTTACGAAACCCCTATTGCAAAAGCGTTTTTGGCAACTATCGCCTAAGACTTCCCCTTTCCCCCTTGTTTGGGGAAGGCAGAACCCCGATAACACTCCTAGTTGTCGGGGTTTCTTGCTACCCTAGTAGGGAACGAGAGGAACACAATGGGCAAGTCAGGTAACCCTTCAAAGACCGTCAGCCACCGCTACGAAGGCACAGTAAGTTGGTATAGCAACAGCCCTGGGATGCCAACAGGTTACGGCACACAGACCGCACAGGTGCTAACCCGTATGGTTCGTGACGGGTTCGATGTGCAAGCACTCAGCAACTATGGTGTGGAGGGTTTGCCAACCGTTTGGGATTCAGGCTTTGGTTTGATACCTGTGCAACCACGCGGTGCTGACCCTTATTCAAACGATGTGATAACGGTGCACCACAAAAACTGGGTCAAGCAACACCCAACACAAGTTGATTGTTTGTTTACCCTTTACGACACTTGGGTTCTCAAAGCACCAGGTTTAGATAACTTACGGATTGCGTCTTGGATTCCTGTGGATCACAACCCTGTTCCTCGTGCAGTAGCTGCGTGGGCGCAGAAACCTAATGTGACCGCTATTGCAATGTCTAGGTTTGGACAGAAAGCGTTGCAGGCGGCTGGGGTTGATGCCGAATACATTCCACACGCCATTGAAAAAGTGTTCAAACCGACAGCAACCATTGATGGTGTGCCGGTGCGTGAATACACGGGTTGGGGTGAAAAGTTTGTTGTGGGTATGAACGCAGCAAACAAGGCTGGCGGCCTTATTCACCGTAAAGCGTTTGCTGAAAACTTTTTAGCATTTTCACATTTCCAACAGGGTAAGGATGATGTGATTTTGTATGTTCACTCTGACGTGTTGGGTGCGTTTGGTGGTTGGGCGTTAGCTGATTTGGCGCAAGCCTGTGGCATCCCTGAACACAAAATGCAGTTTGCTGATCCTGTCGAATACCGGTTGGGTATTAGTCAAGAGAAGTTGGCTGGGCTTTATTCGGGTATGGATGTGTTGTTGTCAGCTAACTATGGTGAAGGGTTTGGTGTTCCGCAGATTGAGGCGCAAGCGTGTGGCACACCTATCATCACAAGTAACTCGTGTGCATCACCTGAACTTGCCAGCCCTGATTCGTTTGTTGTCAATGGCCAACCGTTCTGGGATGAACACCAAAAGACTTGGTTCAATGTGCCACAGGTTGCAGCGATTATTGATGCTCTAAACCAGGCTTATGCTCGTGGTCGTAAGGAGTTTCCTGACACGGTTGAGTTTGTGCGCCAGTATGATGCGGAAACTGTTTACCAGAAGCATTGGTTGCCGTTGCTAAAAAAGTTGTTCCCACAAACGTAGCGGTAGAATGGACATAATAAAACCCCTGCATTGCGCAAACAACCAGGGGCGTGACCGAATGAAAAGGATTCGATATGTATAAGCCTAAAACAAAAAATGCCGGTATTTGTATTTATTGCAATGAAAGTTTTATTAAAAACATAAGCTGGCAAATTTATTGTTCGTATAAGTGCGGCTATCAAGCACGAAACAACAAAAAAGATACCAATAAAAATGAAGGTATTTGTATGAGATGCGCAAAACCATTATTGGAAAAACGTAAAAATGCCATTTATTGTTCTATCAATTGCAAGTCTATGGATCATTCATTCAAACATCGTTCAAATACTCGCATCAAAAATGTAGCAAGAAGAAGTCAAATTATTGCCAGAGATAATTTCATTTGCTATTTATGTGGACTACTTGTGGCTAAAGATGATATTCACTTAGATCATTTAATACCTGTTTCACTAGGCGGTTCAAATGACGAACATAATCTTGCAGTTACCCATAGCAAATGCAATAAATCAAGGGGCGTTAGAATGGATGATAGGCAACTAATAAAACTAAAATCTTTAAAGGATAGTGAATGATTATCAATGGCTATGCCACGCTTGCAGATGTTAAGGCTGCTTTGCGTGTTCAGGATACCCTTGAAGATTCTTTGCTTGAAGTGGCGATTGAATCAGCGTCACGCCTGATTGACGGTTACACGGGTCGGGTGTTTTACAACGCTGGAACTGTAAGCCGTTATTATGTGCCACAGGATTCGTTCACTACCGATCTTGACGATTACATTTCGTTGTCTGAAGTCAAAACTTCAACTAACGCTGACAGCACTTTTGATGTGACTTGGGCAGCTACCGATTACCAGGTTGAACCGTTGAACGGCATTGTGGATGGTGTGGCTTTCCCCACTTACCGTTTGCGCGCTGTTGGCAACTACTTGTTCCCGTTGTTCAATCAGGAAGCAACTGTAAAAGTTACTGGTGTTGCTGGTTGGTCTAGTGTGCC